GCCGTCAAGATCACCATCGACAAGATGGCAGACATCATCAAGGCGATCAGTGAGTTAGGGGCCAAGGATGTGCTGGTCGGGATACCCGATAGCGCCCCCGAGCGGACCGACACGCCGATGACGAATGCGCAGATTGGATACGTGATGGAGACTGGCTCACCAGCCAGCAACCTCCCTGCCCGTCCGTTTCTGATTCCTGGCGTTGCGTCGGTTCAGTCGAAGTGCGCCGATCGGCTACAGAAAGGCGCGGCTGCGGCGCTAAGCGGCAATCTGTCGGGAGCCAATGCCCAACTTACTGCTGCGGGATTGATTGCTCAAAACTCCGTCAAGAATAAGATCAATGACGGGCCATTCGCACCGCTCTCCCCCAGAACTATCGCCCAGCGAAAAAACAGCCGGCAGACGCAATCCATGCGGAAGGCTGAGAAGGATTATTTCAAACATCTGGCGGCCGGCAAGACAGAGCAGGAAGCGCAGGATGCAGCAGGCATAAAGCCATTGATAAATACCGGCAGCCTGAGAAATTCAATCGTTTATGTCGTACGCAAAAAGTAACCATGCCATTACTCGACGTTTCGGATGTGCTGCTCGATCCGCTGTTCATGGATTTGACGCTATCGGTCACGCGCAACGCGCAGACGGTCGGCGATGACGGCATCGCAGTCATTGCGGCCACGACAACGCCGTTCTATGGCGTCGTGACGAGCCTGAATGGTTCCGTGCTCACCCGCGTGGCAGAAGGCGAACACATCAGCGACACGATCACGATTCACACACAGTTCAAGCTGATCGACGGGCAAGTGGGCTATGACGCCGATGTCGTCAACTGGCAGGGACTGCAATGGACGGTAACGAATGTCAACGATTACTCGACGTTCGGTCGCGGCTTCGTGACGGCAACCTGCACGCTCAAGCAACTCTCTGGCTAAACCATGAACGACTCGAGCACGGGCGGCTACCTCTCGCCAGCGGTAGCGTCGCCGCCGCTTGAGGATGACGCGCTGACGGCGATCTTTCAACAGATGATCGTCGGTATCACCGGCCTGCCTGGGAGCATGGTGCGCCCGCGCTGGCAACCAAATCCGCCCAAGCAGCCCGAGCCCACGGTCAACTGGTGCGCGCTCGGCATCTCCGTCCAGACTCCGGATGACGGGCCCGCGATCGTTCACAACGGCGCCGGCAACGGCTCAGACACCTACATCCGCCACGAACAGATCGACGTGCTGGCATCGTTCTACGGGCCGGGCGCCATGCAGAACTCTCAATTGCTCTCGGATGGCCTAGCGATTCCGCAGAACCTCGAGCAGTTGAAAGCGCAGGATATGAACAGCGTCGACACCGGGGCAATCCGCGCCGCGCCCGACCTGATCAACGAGCAATGGGTCAGGCGATATGACCTCGAACTGACGTTCCGCCGCAAGATCACGCGCAGCTACGCCGTACTCAACATCCTCACCGCTCAAGGCACGGTCCAGACGCAGAACGTCACCGCGCCGATCACTTCTCAGTAACCCGAATCACCCACTTACGACCGGCCCGCCACTGAGCGGGCTTTTTCTTTTGGAGCGCCCCAAATGGCGAACACCCTGCCGGTCTCGCGGCTCATTAACGTCACGATCAACATGTCGCCGCAGGCGGCGCAAGGTGCGAACCTGAACACGGGCCTGATCATGGGCGCGTCGACGGTCATCGACACTGGCGAGCGCTTCCGTTCGTATGCCTCGGCTACGGCTGTCGGGACCGATTTCGGCCTGACCGCACCCGAATATCAGGCGGCGAACCTGTACTTTCAGCAGGTTCCGCAGCCGTCGACGCTGCTCGTTGGCCGATGGGCCAAGACCGCCACGTCCGCAAAGCTCAAGGGCGGCTTCACGTCGGTTGCGGCTCAAGCGATGCCATTGTGGACGACCGTCTCCAATGGTGGCTTCACGCTGACCATCGACGGCACGGTGAAAAACGTCACGGCGCTCGACTTCACCGCACAGACGAATCTGAACGGCGTGGCATCGGTTATCTCGACGGCACTCGGCGCCGCCGGCTCGTGCGTGTGGAACGCCAACTACAGCCGCTTCGAAATCACGAGCGCGACGAGTGGTGCTGGCACTGCAGCATCGGGCGCTATCACGCTGACCGGCGTTCCCGCGGCTAATGACACGGTGACGGTGGGCGGTACGGTCGTTACTTTCGTCGCGGCCAATCCGACCGGCAACCAGGTATTGATCGGTGGCACGGCAGCGCAGACGGCGGCGAACCTGCAGTCGTTCCTGCAAGCGTCGGCGGACGTCAACATCAGCAAGTGCCGCTACTCAACGACGCTTGGCGTGGTCACGGTCACGTACGCATCGGTCGGCACCGCGGGCAATGCCTTCACGCTCGTCAAGACGTCGACCAACATCACAGTCTCCGGCGCAACTCTGACGGGCGGCGTCAATGCGTCGACGATCACCTATGCAACGTCGCCGGCCGGCGGGCAGGACGTATCAGCTCAACTCGGTCTCGTGACTGGCGTTGCGTCGGTTCCGGCCAATGGCGTCGCAGCGGAACAGCCGGTCGATGCCGTGTCGGCAATGATCGGCTATGCAGGAACCCAGTTCCTCGGCGTCGCCTTCGCCGATACGTCCATCACGAACGTCCAGCATCTGGCCGTGGCCGCTTTCATCGAAGCCGACCAGAAGCACCTGTACGGCGCCACTTCGCAAGAGCCGGCCGCGGTTGATCCGACGCAGACGAGCGACCTTGGCTTTCAGCTCAAGCAGCTCGGCTACAAGTACAGCATCGCGCAGTATTCGAGCACAAGCCCGTACGCCGTCGCATCGCTGTTTGGCCGCCTGCTGACCGTGAACTTCAATGGCAACCGTACGACGATCACGCTGGACTTCAAACAGGAGCCTGGCATCGTCGCCGAATCGTTGAATACGACGCAGGCGAACGCGCTGGACGCGAAGAACTACAACTACTTCGTCAACTTCGACAACTCGACCGCGATCATTCAGACGGGTGTCACGCCGAGCGGCATCTTCATCGACTCGATCTACAACGCAATCTGGTTCCGCACCCGCGTTCAAACGGATCTGTACAACGCGCTGTATCTCAGCCCGACGAAGATCCCGCAGACGGACGCGGGAAATCAGCAACTCGCCGCGGTGATGGAAAAGGCCGGCGATGCCGCGCTGAACAACGGCTATGCGGGTGCTGGCGTGTGGACCAGTGCCGGATTCGGTGCGCTCAACCAGGGCGACACGCTCTCGAAAGGCTACTACGTCTACACCCCGCCGATTTCGTCGCAATCGGTCTCGGATCGCCAGGCGCGTAAGTCTGTGCCGTTCCAGATGGCATTGCTTGAGGCTGGGGCCATCCATTCGGTATCCCTCACAGTCAACGTAACTCGATAGGTCAAAAATGCCGAGCTATTCCTTCAAAGATGTCACCGCGACGTTTGTCGGTCCTACCGGCGCTTTCTCTCTCGGTTACGGCTCTGCCAACGCCGAAGAAGGCATCGACGTCGCTGCCGCCGCCGACAAGAACACGATGACGGTCGGTGCAGATGGCGAAGTCATGCACAGCCTGCACGCCGACAAATCCGGCCAGATCACGGTGCGCCTGCTCAAGACGAGTCCACTGAACCAGAAACTGATGGCGACATATGACGCGCAGTCGCTATCGTCATCCCTCTGGGGCGCCAACATCATCACGATCTCGAACACGGCTGCCGGCGATCTGCATGTCGGTCGGCAGTGCGCGTTCAAGAAGAAGCCCGACATCACGTACAAGAAGGACGGCGACGTGGTCCAGTGGGTATTCGACGCCGGAAAGATCGACAGCGTGCTAGGCACGTACTAAGGGGCGTAAATGTCCATCGAATTTGAAATCGCTGGTCAACGCTATCGCGCGGAGAAGCTTGACGCGTTCAAGCAACTCCACGTCTCGCGCAAGATCGCTCCGATCATCCCGAAGCTCCTGCCGATGTTCATGAAGTTCGCGGGCAATGCGGATGCGCTGAAGGATGACCTGGCAGTCATGGCCGAAGCATTCGAACCGCTTGCGCAGGCACTGGCCGATATGCCGGATGCCGACTGCGAGTATGTGTTCAATGCCTGCCTTGGCGTCGTGATGCGCAACCAGCAGGGTAATTGGACATCGATCTGGGCTGGCGGGTCGCTGATGTTCGACGATATTGACCTTGGCGCAATGGTCCAGATCACGGCGAAAGTCATCTGGGACAGCCTGGGAAATTTTACACGCGGCCTCATCGCGAACCAGGCGAGGGGCCAGACGGCGGCATAGCGTGGGCGCACATGCGTGACGGGCTCGACTGGCTGCTGCGCCCAGTAGTCAGGCGCATGTGTCTGTACGAAAGCCTGAAGAACGGCACCATCGATCTGGCGGACATCGCCATCATGAACGAAGCGCTTGACGTCAACGCCGAAAATCAGCAGATCGCCCAACGACTGAACAACGAGAAATAGCATGTCCGACGCGACCGTCATCAAGGAGTTCCTCGTTTCGCTTGGGTGGAAGGTCGACAAGGTCGGACTCGATACCTTCGTTAAGGGCATCACCGCGGCGTCAGGGGCAGTACTCGCGAGCGTCACAGCGATCTCTGACAATCTGGAGAAGCTGTATTTCGCCTCCATGCGCACGCGCGCATCGGCGGAGAACATCCGGGCATTCGGCTTCGCCATGGGCCAGATGGGCTCCAGTGCCGGCGCCGCTATCGAGACGATCGAGAATCTGTCGCGCTTCATGCGCAACAGTCCCGGTGCATCAGGTCTGATCCAGAGCCTGGGCGTTCAGACGCAGACCGCCAATGGCGAGTTGCGCGATACGTCGGACATCCTGCAGGATCTCGGCAAGCAGTTCGCGAAGATGCCGTACTATCGGGCGAATGCGTACGCCCAGGCCCTCGGCATCGACGAAAAGACGTTGATGGCTCTGCGTCAGGGCCTCGGCCAGTTCGGCGACGAATATAAGGACATGCTGGCGAAGGCTGGCCTGGACCTTCAGAGCGCAACGAAGAACAGTCACGAATTCATGAACGAGACACGCACCCTAGGTGCGGCGTTCGTGATTCTTAGCCAGAAGGTCGTAGCGTCACTGAATGGCAGTCTGCAAGGTGACGTCAAGAAATTTCGCGAAGGGCTGGTCAACAACTTCGAGCGCATTGCTGCCGTCATTACCAACGTAGTAAAGGGCGTGCTGTGGCTTGCTGACATGATCAGCACGCTCGCATTCCGCGCGATGCAGGTGATCGGCACAGTTGTCGATTGGTTCAACAGCCTGGATGACAGCACGAAGCGTCTCGCGGAGGGGGTGGTCGGGCTGTTGGCTGCATGGCGATTGCTCAATGCCGGTTTCCTGGCGACTCCGCTTGGTCAACTGGCAGCGCTCGGCGTTGCCCTGCTGACCCTCTACGACGACTACAAGGTCTGGAAGGAAGGCGGAAAGAGCCTGATCGACTGGACTCGCTGGTTGCGGGACATTGAACTCGCGAAGCGTCTTCTGCATGCGATGGGCGAGCAGTTCACCGAACTGGGTGAAATCATCCATGCGGTGATGGATAGGCGATGGGCCGACCTCGGCACCCATGCGGCGAGGTTTGCCAAGCTGGCGGTGGGCGGGTGGAAAGACGTCTATAACACCATCAAAGGCCAGATTGAAGGAACTCCAGTTCCGACGCCGAAGGCGGGTGCGCCGGCAGAAGGCCCGTCCCCGGGTATCGCCAATTCCGCCTTTGGTGCATTGATCGCCAGGGGCGAAGGCGACTATGACTCGGTGAATCTCGGGGCCAAGCACGGATACAAGTCGGGCAAAGAAAACCTTCTGGGCATGACTGTCTCCCAGGTCATGGAGGCACAAAAGGCTGGTCAGTTCAATGCGGCCGGCCGCTATCAGTTGATTGGCAGCACTCTTTCTGATGCAGTCAAAGCACTCGGCATCAAGGGCGATGAGAAGTTCGATAAGGGCACGCAAGACCGCATATTTGAGCAATACCTGGTCAACAACAAGCGCAAGGCCATTGGCGATTTCATTTCCGGCAGAAGCGATGATGTGAAGGCTGCTATCAAGGCGGCATCGCTGGAATGGGCTAGCGTTGCCGATCCATCGACCGGGAAAAGTCATTATGCAGGTGTCGCCAACAACCTCGCATCGATTTCACCGGATGACCTGGCGACAGCCTTGCAAACTTCCCGGGCGGGAGCGCGCAATCCATACGCGGCGGAACAATTGGCCCTGTCGCCCGGAGAAAGTGTAGTCGGCGCACCCGGTCAACCTCCGGTATCAGTCAGCACGAATACGACCATCAACGTGACCGGGTCGGGCGATCCGCACGCAACGGCTCAGGCTGTGGCGCATGCCCAATCCGGCGTGAACCAGCGTCTCGTGCGTAACATGAAAACGGCAGCGCAATGAGCAACTTTCTGTCAACGGGTATTCAGGCTGGCGCGCTGGCGATCGGAACGGCCGTCAGTGCATTTTTCAGCCCGAAGCGCTCGATCAATTCGCCGCTCGGTAATTTTCATCTGTACGTCACGATCGAGGAGCAGCACCATGACGAGATGGTGATTACCGATCACCCGGTCGAGCAAGGCGCCGCGATCACGGACCATGCGTACAAGAAACCCGCTGAACTGACGCTCACGATTGGCTGGACAAACAGCAGCCTTGCCGCCCTCACCTCGCTGCAGCTGGGCGGATATGCCGCGTTCGCGTACAAGACGCTGCTCCAGCTTCAGGCGATACGCACGCCGTTTAGCATTTCGACGGGCAAGCGCCGCTATAGCAACATGCTGATTCAGTCGCTCAGCACGACAACGGATGCGAAAACCGAAGAATCGCTGATCGTCACGATGCATTGCCGCGAGGTGATCATCGTTCAGACCACGACAACCGCGCTGCAGCCTGCCGAGAATCAGGCCAATCCGGCGAAGACCGCGGCGACAGCCAATGCCGGAACCAAAACGCCGCAGGCGACGGCGACCAGCTTGCTCTACCGGATTGCCAACTGATGTCCTCAACCTTCGAAATCCCGCTGACGCCGGCTCAGCAGACGTTCCTTATCTCGCTGGCTGGCGTCCAGTACACGTTCGCACTGCAGTGGCGCGATCCGGCCGGGTGGTTTCTGGATGTTGCGGATTCAACCGGCAACCCGCTGGTCGGTGGCATTCCGCTGGTGACGGGCATCAATCTTTTGGGGCAATACGCGTACCTTAACTTCGGCTTCGAGCTGTGGGTTCAGACCGATGCGGCCGACGCGACGCCGACCTATGCGAATTTGGGGCTGCAAAGCCATCTCTACGCCGTCATTCCTTGATTAGCGGCAAGTGCAGTGGTTGAGTGGCTTGGCGATAGGCCGCAACGAAAGCAGGGTCATGGGCCCGCACCATCTGGAAATATGGCGCTAGCTGTTCCTCTCGCTCTCGGTCGGTTTGCCCTGGGGAAAATGGCGGAAGGTGCGTGCCAGCCCAATAAATATCGAAGAGGGCCTGCAGCTTCCCGCGGCCAATGGCTGGCACTTTGCCGTCCGAAAACCATTCGTCGATCTGCGCATTGACGTAATTCGGCAAGATCTGCGTTGCCGGGTCGAAATTGTCTGGATGGTAGTAGTCAACACAATTGTCCAGCAGCGGGTGCCCGCCCTTGTGGCCGACCGACTTGCAGAGCAGATTCACCGGAGCCCCGTCAAAGTATCGGATGTCTCCGGTAAACATCGCCCTGACATCGCTATATGAGTCCTGGGTGCCGGCAATGTCGAGGTATGGGCGGCCATCCTTCCCGGTACCTCCGCTCCTGATGCCACCGCCAACAAGTATCCACTTACCCGTGTAATCGGCATCGGCGGCAGACGGATCGCGGAGGTACTCAGTGGAGAGTTTGTGTGCCGTCAGCCTCATGTCTGGGCGCCGAAGTCCGTAGTCAAGCAATGAGGTGCCTCCTTGCAGATACGTTTGAAAGTCCTCTGCGACGAGTCGCTTCAAGAATTGGATTCCTTTCGGATCTGGCTGGAATGTTTGAGCGTGCGCGCCGATGGACATGGCCGACAGAAGCGCAGCAATAAGCTTGTAAGTTTTCATGTATGTTCTCCTGCGCCAATAGCGCGGTCAGTTCTTCTTTCTTAGAGTTGGGGCATGACTGCTCAGTTTATCCGCAAGGTCAACCTGATCGTCGGAAACGCGAGCGGTCAGGGACTCGACCTGTCGCAACTTCACATCCGATTCCAGATCTGGAGCGCGACGACGCAAAGCCCAAAGCACACAAGCATCCGCGTCTATAACGTGGCCGATACCACGGCGAAGCGCCTGCAACAGGAGTTTCAGCAAGTCTTTCTGCAAGCGGGATACGGGGATAACGTCGGTCAGATATTCAGCGGCTCAATCAAGCAGATTCGCAAGGGTCGCGAAAACGCGACAGACACCTTTGTCGACATCATCGCAGCAGACGGCGATGAGGCGTACAACTGGGCCGTCGTCAACACGACGCTCGCCGCAGGCTGGAGCCAGACCGACTATCACGGCGCGCTGATGCAGTCGTTCGCTCCCTTCGGCGTAACTGCTGGCGTCTCACCATGGCAGCCAAGCGCGGTCGTCGTTGCGCCCACGCAAGCGGACATCGCTGCGATGCAGGCCAAAGTCAATGCGGCGAAGGCGGCGATCGATGCAAACCAGACTCAGCAAAGCCAACTGGTATCCCAAGCCCATACGGCAAGGGTA